ACAACCGAAAGCGCTATTGCCGCGTGACAATCTGCCAGTGCAGCGTGCCACAAGCGCGCTGCATCGCCGATTGCCATTCCGGCCAATCGATAAAGCAATAGGGGGATAATGTGATTATTGTTTTTAGTAAAGATGATGGGGCACCGCGCTTTGTGCCAAGCGCTTTATGTTTATCGTTTTATCGCGCGTTCAGAAATGAACTTTGGCGGGCGGGCATTATGCGCGACCCGCAAGTTGGGGATGAAATACTAGGCGTTAAAATTGTTGCTTTGTCTGCGTGACAATCCGCTAGGACAGAGCGGCAAACCCGCTCTGTCTCGCCGATTGCCGTGCCGGCCAATCGCTAAAGCAAGGGGAATACTTATGGAAAAAATAGAGGCAGGATACCGCGCGTATAACGGTCATATCTTTAGTGAGAATGATGCGCGCTTGTACAATATGGATTGCGAGAAGGCGCGCGCGTTCCCGACAGAATGGAACAGAGACGCGGCTCATCGTACTTTCTGTTTAATCATTGGATTGTATGACGCGAAACAAGACAAGGGGACTAACCATGAATAAGACCTACATTGTGCGCGCGAGCGTTATATATGAGCTCGCCGTTGTCGCAGGTGATGAAGATGATGCTCTTGAAAAGGCGTCTAGGTATAAATTTGACTTTTGGCGTGAGATTGACGTCGACTTGTTTGTTGACGAAATTGAAGAGACCGGACCAGATCGGGTGCAGCATGTGGACGATTGAGCCAGTGATCGATCCCGACCAACCAGGCGAGATACTTTGTTATCTTGTAGTTGACGAACATGACATCCCAAGGGGAAACTATGACACAATCGACGATGCAGGCGACGCTATCAGAGCACTACAAGGCGATCCGGGCGAGACTAGGGGACCGCAGAACACCCGCGCGGCCTATTATCCCACGTGATCGGATTAGGCCGGATGAACCCGCGCCTATTGGATCGGATCAACCGATTGGATCGGATCAGCATAATGAATTGGAAACGATCATGGCGATAGAACTGGATCAGCCTAAGCGGATCGAACATGAGCCGCCCAAAGCGGGCGCGCGGAAATACGTTCACATTCTGCATGAGATGGCGGTTAAGTATAATCTCTCGCAGATTGAGTTGATCGGGCGCAACCGCGATCAGCGGATCATGAAGGCGCGACAAGAGGCGTATTATCTCATGCAGCGCGCCGGGTACTCGTTACCGCAGATCGGTCAGTTTCTAGGTGGGCGCGATCATACGACGGTCTTAAGCGGTATTAGACGACACGAAAAAAGACTGAAAGGGCAAGTGAAATGACAAGAGTTATTAGAGATGGACTGGATCATTACGTCGTCATGCTGGATGACGCGGTGCTCGGCTGGATCAGCAAGTCGCACTGGCATGGCAAATGGCGCGCGCTGACCGTCAAAGGCACGCTATCGCACCACTACACAGTAAGCACAGCGGTCGAAGCGCTTGGGGGTTGGATAGAATGAAGCTGCTAGACGAACGCGCAAAGACGCATGGGGACTATTTGATAACGTCCAAGATCACGCAGCGGATCAAGAACATGATCCGTAACAGTCCGGCCTATCCTGACATGAGCGAGCGCCAGTGTGAGAGCTTGGACATGATCGCAATGAAAATGGCTCGGATTATGAGTGGCGATCCAAGCGAACCGGATCACTGGCAAGATATTGCCGGCTACGCGTTGCTCGCCGTTAAGCAGCATGAGGACGGCGCGACATGACCGCGCTAGCGATACTGATCGGATCAGGCTGTTACGGCCTGATCCTGCACACGCTCTGGACCATGACGCGCAATGTGGTCGAGTTGCGCCCACTACCATTGGATCGGCTGAGGGAGATTATAGAAATGCTGTACTGGACCGTAAGATATGACGACGACGACGAAGGGCGGCTCTGGCAGATCGTCGAGGACCGCGAAGGCAACCGCTACCGCATATTGATCCGTGACACGACGGGAGAAATGAAATGGTAAACGACGGAAGAACACGTTATGCCGACGACCTCACGCTGCAAGAGCTTGTGCGGTTGCGTGCCGAGAACGAGCGGTTGCGGCGCATTATTTGGAATTTGCTTGATGACGGTGATGAGACAGACCGCGCAGAAGCATTAGCCGCCCTCCAACAAAAGGACAGTGAATGATGGAATACTTGATTTGGGGGATTGTCATTGCGTTGCTCGGCCTGTTCTTGTGGACGGCAATGCAATGATTGTGGCGATTGTTTCTGCCGCGCTTGCGGCTCTGATTGGATCAGTGCTAAAAGTCTGATGTTCATTTCTTGTCGAAACTTAGGGCGGCTTACGGGCCGCCCTTTTTTATTTCACCACACTAATGAACTTTTTGCTGTCCGTCGCGTTTGGCTCAACCATGCGCCTCAAATCGGACTTGGATGTGTTTGCCAGATCAGGCGCGCAGAAGATTTGCTTTTTGGTCTTGTACTCTGACGACGCGATCCGCCCCATGTCCACCCAGCCTGCCTCTTTAAGCGCATGGAAGAGCGCTGCTTGCGGGACTTTCACGCCCGCAGGCGACGCTGCCGCCAAGTTGCTGCAAAGCGTATGGAAGGGCGACGCGATCACACCCCGCGCGAAGTCTTTCTCGCGCCGGCGCATGAGATCGACAAGGTAGCTCTCGGCGGTGCTCATGCTGTTCTCGATCAGGTTCTGCTTGAACTCTGTCATCATGGGCGGTTCTGCTGGGTTGAACTTGGACACGTCACGCGTTGCGAGCCAATGGCCGATAGCCGCGAAGCCGCCCGCCTTGTACCAAGCCCAGAGCTTTGCCGCAGCGGCTGGGTGCATACGCGGCGCTGACGACCAGACGCAGAACCAGCGGCGGTCTTGCGACGCGATGCTGATCGGCACAGGGTCGTTTGAGAACGCCAAGACGAACATACGGTTCACCATGTCATACGGGTGCAGACCCTTGCGGTTGATCGGCAGCATATCAGGCGGGGCGGCGATGATCGGCTTCAATTTGTTTGCCAGAGCGCGACGCTCGCGGGCGTCAGGCTCTCTCAACTCGTTAATAATCAAGACCTCGCTCTCAAGGTGATAACCCCACGCCGACGACACGCTGTCGTTGTCAACGAGACCGCGATTGCGGAGGTCAGGCCCGCAGACCGCCCAGATGAACGGTGCCCAGAACGTGTCCTTGCCCGAGCCTTCATCCCCGCCATGCAGCACAGCGTGGTTGATCTTGACGCGCGGGTTTTGCACCTTGAACGCCATCATGTTCCAGATATGCTCAAGCTCGGCCTCGTCGTCTATAAGCGCGCGGCAGTGCTTGATCCAAGGGCGAATGTCGCCCGACGTATACTCTGGCCGAGCGTTGCGCCAACGGTTCGCGTAGACGAGACCATCGCGCGCGACCAGTACGTCATCACCTGCGGCGTAGGTTACGCCGACGAGTGCGGGCGCGCCCATCGCCTGACGGTTCTCGTCAAAACAGACCGACGCCTCAATGCGACGGCCAGTGTGGATGGACTGGCAAGAGACGTGGCGGTAGATCGCGTTAAACGTCTGACGTGACACCTCGCGGCGGTCGATCAGGTCAAAATACGTGTCGTCTGTCTGGATGTAGGCGAACCGTTTGAACCAGTCCGCCTTCTCCAGTCGCCCCATCTCTTTGCGTTCAACCTCTTCAATCACCCGTTTAGCTTCGTCAGGAAACGCAGCCGTTGGCTTAATCTGCGACAATGCCAACTCCATGCGCTTTGCGATGAGGTCGTCTCGGAAGCCGTGTTTCTTTTGCGGGCCGCCTTCGTCTGCGACCCAGTTGAGGAACCGTTCGCTGTTCCAGTCGCCGCAGTGCGAGTGGAAGCAGACATAGGCTCGGTTGACGGGTTGGTATCGGCCCATTGGGTTGCCGTCTGAGTGTTCTGCCGAGTTCGGGCAAACGACGCCGACCCAGCCTTCCGCGTTTGCTTTTTCAATGACCTCTCCCCTTGCGTGCATCCATGCGAGGATGTCGTCGTTGCCGTCGTCATCCAAATGGACTTTTGATATGTTAGCGGTGTTGGCCGCCTGCGGTACGACGCCGAGCGCGTCGCAAATCTGTTTGAGACTGAATTCGCGCTCGGGATGGAACTCGGTCAGCGTGGCGATAAAATTCTCACGGCCCGGCTTTAAATTGACTGATCCGGGGATGCGGAAGTTGCGTACAGGATTGATTGCGCCGCTGTCTGTAAAGCCCGCCTCGGCGATGGCGACGATAGCCGCAGCGAACTCGCCCTTGGTCGGCTGATCGTCAAGCGCGAAGGTGTAGCCCCACTGGAAGTTATTAGGCGACGTCTCAATCTTCCATGTCGGCTCAATCGGTGGGGTCTTGGACTTCGTGCCAATGTCATCCAGAACGAGGAAGGCGACGCGCTCGCAATACGACGCGCCCGCTGAGATTTTGCCGTCTTTGAAACGGTCCAGAATAAAGCACGCCGTGTTGGCGTACCATGCGCCGACGTTCTTGGGGTTGTACTTTTGCGGCAGCATGGCCGGCCAGACGCACTTGATCGCGCCGTCTGCATGAAAACCGCCTGTCGGCTTCTGGCGAACGATCAGAATCGTCTCGCCGTCAGGTGCAATGCTCGTCAAATACTCAATAAAATTCATGTTTGATTATCCTTTTGTTACGACAATGAACTCTGTCTTATCAGAGTTAGGTTCCCATACGGCCCAAATAAAATCCATCGTCGGCGAAGATTTTACTGCACGCTCGTCAAATTGGGGACGCCAATTTAAACACAAAATCTTTGACGGCCTGCGTTTGTAGAACAATTTGGTTCTTTTTGCCGAGTGCCAATAAGTTGATTTGAGAAGCATGGCAGCATAAGGATACGTTGTTGCTTTTTCAATAAACTCAACAGACAATTTAAACGGCGGGTTTGTTACGCACGCGTCAACGTCAAGTTTATCCGCCGTCAAAAAATCAACACCCATATTTATGTCTGTTGCAATTACAGTTTTAAACCGCGTTTGCAACACGTCCACCATATGGTTTTGACCGCAAGCAGGCTCCCAAATTTTTAGCGAGCTAGGCCAATCGACCGATTTTAATAGCGCAAACGTCACCTCTTTTGGCGTAGGGTAAAAATCAGATTCTTGTCTGTTTTTTCCGTAGCCTATTATCGTATTGCCCGGCAAACCCATCGTATACCCCCCTAAATTTACTTGCCATAACGGCTCATAATCTTCACGTCGGCGTTCAGTGGCAGACCCGCCGCCCAGTCAGGCGGCGTACACATGATCTCTTTAAGCTGTTGTGCGTATGATGCGGCGTCAGCCTCGTTCACTTCCGCGACGATTTCATCGTGGACGTGAAGCACAACGTCGTCAAGTTGTCTTAGAGACGAACGCAACAAATCGTTCGCTGTTGCCTGACAGATGTTCTCGGCTGCAAGCCCACGCCATAGCCGAGCGCGCGGCCATTCTTTTGCGTCAGCGGCGGGCTTCCACGACGCCTTCGCGTAGGTCACCTCGCCGTCGTCAAACTTGGCGAACGGATAGCAGAGGATGCGCTTGGATGGCAAGCTATACCACAGGTGCATACCATCGTGCATATACGTCACCCGCCCTGCTTTATACTCATGCTTCGGGTTGCGGATCGCGCTCGTGTACGCGGCCTCTAGCTCTTGCCAGTAGTTGACCGCCCAGATGTTGGACCGACGCCACGCGTCCACGATACGCTTCGCGGCGTTCTCGGACATGACGACACCATAAGCGCGCGCCATGTTGTTGAACGCCCCGACTGCGCCACCATAGCCAAGCGACAGGATCGCAACCTTGCCGATCTGGCGTTCGTCGGGTTCAATCTCGGCCTCGGGCTTGTGGAAGATACCAGCGGCTTCGCGGATGTATATGTCGCCGCCGCTGCGAAACACGTTCAAGACCTCGTCGGCTTGCGGGTCGTTTGACAACCACGGATTCGCGCGCGCTTCAATCGCAGACCAGTCAGCGACAACGAACACATTACCCTTTGCAGGGATCAGCGACGGGCGCAGCATGGACTTCAAGACGTCGGTCACGCGCTTGCCGTAGGTCGGCACGATCTCGTGCCCGCGCACCATCGCCTGCCTGACATCCTCGGGCGTCTTGGCGCACTTGCGGGTAAAGTTATGGACTTGCGCGCCGTAAGACGACGCGCGGCCTGTGGCCGACCCGCCGTTGAACACGAACGCACCCCGCACGCGGTCGTCCTCGACGTCTGCGAGATTGTCAAGCCGCTGATACTTTGCCACCGACGACGCCCAGATGTCATCCGCGCACTGGATGACGTCCATCACCTCGGGCGGTATCTCGTCGGGGTCTTCCATCGCCAACAGGCCCGCACGCACGGACTTGTCAATGCTCGTCTTGTTGTCTTTCTGCATGAGCTGACGGGCGCGAGGACCGACGCGATCATACACCCACTGTCTCATTTTGGGACTGCGTACCGACACGAGTTCGCCGTTCGTGACCTCGCGCACAGTGTCTTGTATTTCGTTTGACTCGACGTTGGCGAACCGACGCGCGGCCTTGACCAACTCGCGGTCGATCAGCACGCCCTTGTCGTTGATGCGCTCATTGATGTGGTAGTCGGCAAGTTCAAGAACGCCCAAGTCACGCATGGCCTTGCTGACCGCCCGCATGGTGCGAACGTCTTGTTCGCAATACGCAATCATCTCGGCCATCAGCTTGGGGTCTTCGTTGAACGTGCCGTCTGCGCGCGGTATAGAGAGCTGACGGATCAACTGCGCGCCGCGATGGTCTTTCTTCATCTGCGAGCTGACCGCGCGACCGACGTCCTCAAGCGCGCCCGGCAAGCAGTTCGCGCGGGCCTGTGCTGCGGTGCAATAGAACTGTTCAAGTGTGTGATGCGTCCCGCAGACATACCACAGGATCAGGCGCTCAAACGCCGCGTTATGCGCGCGTATCTGGCCTCTGTAGTGCATGACGGTGACAGGGAACGGCTGATCTGGCGTCCACGTCCTGACCTCTTCGTCGTCGAACGCGTAGGACATGCACAGCACCTCGGTGCTTGGGTCACGCGCGTAATTATACACGCCATAGACGGTGAGGTCGCACCGGCTACGCGTCTCAAAATCAAGCCAAAGCATTGTTATTCCTTGTCAGAAAGATCGGGGCGTCAATTTGGTTGCTCAACAAGACACGGCAGAAAGCCAGAAAAAACCGTGTGTGCAACATCCTTGAAGGCTGGCTTAACCGCCCCTAACCTTGATTAGACCGCCGCGCGACGACGACGTGTCGGAGCTGCTGCTTCTTCAAGCGGCAACTCTGGCTCAGCGGCGCTTGCGCCGCCGTCCATGCCGATCCACTTCACGACCTCAAACACTGGCGTGAAGATACGACCGTAAGACTTGTGCTGATAATGCTCTTTCTTGAGCTTTACGACAGCAACAGGTTTTGTCTGGTCGGTTTCAATTTGCGCCGCAATGGCAACAGCAAGCGCAGATACCGCGCGTTTGCCGCCAACCGACGTTGTTGAGAACCGGCACTCCAGACCTTCATCATCACCATCAAGGCACTTCAACGACATACCAACTTGCGGTTCCCACCCTCGCTTTGCGTTAGCGTGCGCTGGCTCCATCTCCGGCAACGGCGTGGAAACTGGAACCATTTTCTCCCCCAAAACTTC